CCTAAGCCTTTGCCTAAGCCTCCAAACACATTCACTGGAGCAAATTGTTGTGAGTAATCTCTAAATGCCATGTTCGCTCCTTATTTGAATAAATCGCCGACTAAATCACTTAATCCGCCTGAAACTCCTTTACCTACCCCACTAAGTAAACCGCCTGTGAATTGGCCAGCCATTTGCCCTGCAGCCATGTCGCCCATACCTGCAGTGGGTTGGACAGTCTGTCCGTAGACCGGAGCTCTCACTCCTGCGCTACCTGACATACCGTAGCTGATGCCTCGGTTTTGTCCTGCTAACCCTTGTAAGCCGAATTGCCCCAGCTGTTGAGCTTGATTATATCTCTGCTGCTGTTGAGCCACTTGATTAAGATAATTTTGTTGTGCTTGACCAGCACCGTAACCTCTATCACGTTCCATACGAGCATAAGCATCAGCATAACCTTGAGCTCCGATTTGTTGTGCTCTGTCTGCAATTGCTTTAGCCGCCGCACCACTCATTAAGTTGCCACGAGCTGCTGCTGAAGATTCTAAGGATCTTCTAGCTTGATCTTGCTGAAAAGCGATAGATGGATCTAAATATTGATTGACGTTGCCTTGGAATTGGTACTCCGTGGGAGCTACTGAGTAGTCCTCTTGCATACGAGCAGCTGCTTCTGGCACTAATCCAGCTAGAGGCGCGTAGCCTGCCGCAATTTGTTGTCCTGCTTGCGTATATTCTTGTCCGAGCTGATCTACACGCCCGCGAGCTGCTTCAAGCTCTCTGCGCTGAGCTGCCTCTTGAGCAGCAAGCCCTTCTCTATAGCGACCCATTCCAGTCGGGTCCATAGCGTAATCTACTAATCCACCTAGCATTATACCCTCCTTGGGTCAGTTATTTTAGTGAGTATCGAGCCCTGCATTATCACACGCCCACTCAAGTTCAAGTCTGGAAGCGTTATGGTCGACTGAGAGGCATAAGCCCCCGCCACCAATGCTGAATCTTCCCAGATTTGGAGCATACCTGGCCGCATAGTTAAGTCGGCTTGGGTCGGCAAAGTGTTCAATAATATACTGCTGCTCGATGTCGTTAATCCTGATTCCCATACAAAGAGAAATGAAAGTTCACGTCCTTTATAATTTAAGAATTGTTCCGCAGGATTGCTATATATTTCATTAAAATTGACAAATTCAAGAGATCTTTGCTCTTGGCCCCACCGCCCGCCAAGTGCGTTACCTAGTGTTGAAAACCATTGAAGCCAAGAGCGATCAAACCCATTGGCTTTTTGTAAGGGAGCTGGGCCTATTCTGCTCATGGCTGCAAGCCTTTCTTCACAGTGACTCTAGCTCCTAAGATGTGCCATTTCACTGGTGCTGACATGGAGAACTCATAGACTCTTTCTCTTGAGCGACCGAGCCTTCTAAATGCAACACGAGCTAAGTATTGCCCCACCTTGCCGATAGCAGTGCGCTTTTGGCTTGACCATGTATGGCCGCCATCATCACTATGCCGCAAAATAGCTTGAGGATCAAAAGCTTCGCCAGTTTGGATGCCTGACTGAAACGGCTGGCCTTGCTGACGGCCTACGCCAGTTTCCATGTCCACTTCAAAGCGATAGTGAAAAAGCTGTCCGAGCTGATCGAACATAATCGGCCCACGAATCATACGCACTATAGGTCTGCCATCCCATTCTACATACCTGTCTAAGTCTAGGGTTAATATCCTTGCATTTTGTAAACCCCCACAAAGGACACGAGCATGGCCAAATGTAGTGTAAAGTATATCCCAATAATTCTCTTGGTTAATTTTTGGATCTCTGCTTGAGCGTTCATGCCATTTACCTGTAGTTAAATCATAGGCAAAGGTACGATTTCCTTGAATCAGTGTCAATACAAAGAATGTATGACCTTCTTGCTGATAGCTAAAGCCCCTAGCATCTGAGCTCAAAGATCCTAAAGTATTGAGATAATACTCAATAGCGTGGGTAGAGATCCGCTGCGCTCCGTAGCCATTAGACATGAACACAATATTCTGTCCTGCGGCTGAGGAACCGAGCCAAAAGATTTGGCCCGCAATTGAGCTAGTTGAGTCTGGAGCATCGCAGCCGATCTCAGTGCTTGAGCCGCCAATCTTGGCGAAAGGTAGATCCGGGTTTTCATCCGAACGCCACACCTCATAAGAGCGAGGGCCAAGTAGCCATAGCTCGCCTTCTCTCACTTCCATAGCGAGAATGTTATCAGCGGAGCTCTCGGCTGAAGCGTAGTTTGGCACAGGCCAATTCGTTGCATCGAATAGCTCTGAGAAATAAAATCTGTTCTTAGTGTTGATTGTGGTGTCTGGGTCTTCAGTGCCGTTATTGATCGCCACAATACGCCCATTCAGAAACACCACTTTCGTGGGCTCAGTGAATGGGAGGCTTACTTGCACAGTGCCTCCTGCTTGTAGATCAAAAGCCCACATTGCTGTGCCATCGCAGAAGACTAAATTAAAGCCGTCATCTGTGAAGCTGACATCTGAATCATTGTTACCAATGCTTATAACTGTGGACCATGTGCCGTCTGCATAGATCTCAAAGACTGTGGGACCGTAGCAAGCAAACACTCGCCCAGTGCTGGCCGTGTAGATGCCTCGGCAGCTTGAGTTCTCAGGTACATTAGTAATAGGGCTCTCACCCGTAGCCGCTACGTCCCCTGCTAACTCAGCTAAGTTTTCAGTGTTGCTAAAAGTCTCGTATAGGAATTGCGTAGTGCTTAGAACTTCTTTTACAGTGAGCTCATTCTCATTGTAATTTGTGGTGTTCTCTACATTAAAAAGCGTCCCCGTTACAAATCCGTGAGCGGAGGCAGTTGTCACTGTCACAGTGTTAGGGTCAGCTCCGTTGCCTTGAATCACTGAGATAGTGACTGGAGGGAGCTCTTTCTTGGTGAAAGTCTGAGCTCCAGGCGTGCCGATCACTTCAGCCTGGAACTTGCCTTCCCCTTCAGTGCTTTGGAAATACCCATTTAAAAGCCGTTTGCTCGAAGAGTTCGGGCTTCTATCTTGATAGGTCTGAGCTATCCAATTTTGAACCATAACCTTTGGCATTAGTGATAGCCCCTAGATCTGATGTCCCATCCTTGATTACCCATAGGCGTTCCATCATGACTCAAAAGCCTTGGCCTATTGTTCAAGCTCTTTACCCTAGCGATGCGCTCCTTAGCCATTTTCTCTAATTGCGGAACCATTTCCATATTACCATAGATAGCAGCAAGCACAGAGGCAAGCTCATATTGAAGGGCTGGGTAATATCCATTAGGGAGGTCGATAGTGTCATTTAGGGTATAATTCTCTAGTACATTTTGCACTGTGATAAAGAATGGGTTTGAATCAATAGCAGGAAAGATCTCAATCTCTCCAATAGGGAAAGTCGTGTGATAGGTGTAATAAGCGGGGAATGTCCCGCCGAAGCTATTAGCATTGCGTATGTTGCTATCAGCAAGCGTGTTTGGCGAAATGTATTCAAGAGGTACATAGCGATTGTCTGTTAGAACCGCTACGCCTTTAATTCTATTGGGCCTTGGAGCATCAATATCCACAGTGCCTTCAGTGGCCGGGCCGATCAGTATTTTGCCGTTAACTGTGTATGGCGGATTCCAAGTGTATTCATTGTTGACGTATGGGAAATATTCATCAATATTCCACTGCTCGACAATATTATTAAGTTCATCTAAAGCATGACTGCTTTCACCTGACTCAAGAGATTCAATTGAGTCAATAACCCCAGCTGTTCTAGCTGATGCTGTAATTAAATCTCTAGCCGTCTTTGGCATTTAGTCCTCGCTTTTTTTCTTCTTAGCAGCTTTTTTCTTAGCCACTTTCTTCTCTGCTTTTGGTGCTTCTTTCACATGGCTCTTAGCTAGGTGAACTTGAGTGGCTTTAATCTCCGGCGCTTTGGCCATATTTTTCATCAACATATTAACTCCAAAATAAACGATAGAGAGCTCCTAGCTAGGAGCTCTCTGAGTTGTTAGGTTTAGTAACCTTTTAGTACAGATGCACCGTACTCAGGGCGAATGACTTTTGTTCCGTAAAGAACGTCAAAACGTACTGGATAAGAGCGGTCTGCAATATTGAAGTCACGTACCATTGCGATTGAGATGCCTTCGAAGTTCTGACGTGAAGCCATGTCTGTACCGTTAGGTAGAGTTAGGTCAGCAGAAGCGAAAGTCATAAAATCCTTGTGGAAAACAAGTGACTTAGGTAGATCAGCAGTTAATGCGTCAGCAGTAGTTGGAGCAGCTGAGATGTTCTGGCGAGCATCAGCAGAGTCAGAGATAATCGGAGCAGCGATAGGTACAGTTACGTTACCTGCGCCAGCGATCACAACGTCAGCTTGAGCAGTTACATATACCTTTTGACCAGGAAATTGCTTCTTAGTTTCAGGCTGAACTGCAACACCGTCATTAAGTTCAAATACTTGACCTTTAGCGATAGTTCCCGCAGCAGTAGCTGTGATAACCATTGAAGCACCTGCATTAGATCCAACGTCAGGGCTACCCGCTGAGAAAGAAACGATTGCGTAAGAAGCTTCTGGAGAAGTCTCAGTTACTGGAATATATGAAGATTGGTAGAAATCTGCACCAGCTGTACGACCCATGATACCTTCGCGATACTGCATAGAGACCTGAGACGAATCTTGGAAAAGACCTTTAAGCGTATCCACTAGATCCACTTGCATCATAGTGTCAACAAGCACACAACGATTTGAATCGCGAGGAGTAGTTAAGTTGTCAAGGTAAGCTTGAGCAGTCAAGATTGACTTCCAAAGATCTGCAGCAGAAGCAGCAGTTACGATTGACTGGCCTTGTGCAGTTTTAAGAACGTCTTGCTCGATGTCAGCAGCGATGCGAGACATAGCAGGCTCGATGATGCGTGCAGAGAAATCGTCAAGATCTAAAGTAAGATCTAGCTCGCCAAACTCTAAGTCAACACCAACGATGTCTTGTACTGTTAGAGGTACAGTTTGCTCAACGTAGTCTTGAACTGGAGAGTCCATGTTAATACCGCGACGGATATTGAATTGAGCAGGTTTACGGATACGCAAAGTGTCGCCGATTTTAGCGCCTGACTTTGCAAATGAGCTATCATATTGTTTGTTGATAGCACCTACGAAAGTAAGTTTCTCATGTAGGACTCGAAGTGCCTCACGAGTGATTACGTCTGGAGTAAGAATGGTATTTGCCATTTTGTTTCCTTATGTTAATTGTGGGGCATTTATTTGCCCCGATTTAGCGTCCAACTTGTTTGTTACGCATCTTCATCCAGTCGTTCATAGACATCTGGTCAGGATTCGTAACACCGCTCGAATGGCCATGAGATTGAGGAGTAGGGCTCGCTTGCGTCATTGGCTTTGGAGCTGAAAGGGGATTGTTCCTCATTTGAAACTCTAAGCCGATCAAATAGCGATCTCTAGCTCTTTCATCCATGTAGTTGAGCGAGTTAGCTTCCGTAGGATTCTGAGCTAAATGATAGGCCATATCTGGGCCAAACTCAGATTCCGTGATTGCTTGCATCGCATCTTCAGGCAGATTTACTTGAGCACTGCCTACCACTTGAGCAAAATCCGGAATACGGTCCTGAGCTGATTGAACTCGCTCCGACCACACTTGCGCGTTAATCTGGGCTTGCTCGTTATATAGTGCTTCTTGTCTTCGATTCAACTCAGCTTCGCCAAGCTTTGATTCGATTCCCTGATTCACCATATAGTTCAGGTATTCGCTTTCCGTAGCAAAGTCTTCTTTCGATTTAGGTTGTAAGCCGTTCAGCTTATCCTGCATCTCGCGTTTCTCTGCTTCAAGTGCCTCAATTTTCGCACGCTGCTCATACTTCTGTTGAGTAAGTTTAGCGATGCGCTTGGTGACACCTTTAGGTAACTCGTCTTTAGCCTCTGATCCTTGCTCCGATTTTGGTTCTTCTGAACCAGGTGAAGGATCTTCGCCTAAGTTTCCCTCAGCTACCGCCTCGGTTGCTGGAGTTTCGGGATTTGGGGTTGTTTCAGCTGCCGTTTCAGGTGCTTCTACTAAATCGAGGGATTGTTCTTCTGACATTCCGAGCCTCTTCTCGTATCTAACCGTGATTGAAAGCCTCACGTAAGCTACGCGCTCAAAGGTGCGCGTTACCTATAAATTATCTTATTTATCCACAATTTGTCAACATTTTATTCACTTAGTGTATTATCTATGTTGGTTTGCACTTGAGTTGTCTCAGCTTGATCCACAGATAACGGCCCCTTCACTGGCGGCACATAGTCCTTGGATTCAAAGTTACCGAGTGCTTCTTGGTTCGCTCGCTCGTTATCTTGCTTAAATACTTCGCCTGCAAAAGAACGCATATCTGCTTCAGCATCAGCTTCAATCTTGAGTGCAGTGCGTTCATCTTCGCCATGCTGCTTGATCTTCTCACGAGCCATTGAGCCTTCCTCTTTAATAAGAGTTTTAGCGATGTCCGCTTGACGATCTTTATCTTTGGAGATGATCTGAGCTTGAAGTTGTCTGATAATGCCCTCAAGTTTCTGAGCCGTGTCAGTTTGCTGGGCAATCTGAGCTTGAGCTTGTTGCAATTGCATTTCAAGTTCTTCTTTAGTAGGTCCACCGCCTTCTTCAAGGAGAGCTGCAATATCGGGAGATTTACGCAATCGCTCTGCGATCTCCATCGCTCCTGGCGCATCCATATTCTCAACAAGCAAATCAGCCATCATGCCCATCTTCTCAGGCATCACTTGCCCTAGCTGAAGGATGGCATTGATAGATTCCCTGCGTCTCGATTCATAAGCAGGTCCAGCAGTGGTTTCCACTTCAGCGTGCTTCAAAAACTTAGGCGTTAGGATCTCAGATAGAGTCGTTTCTACCATGACCTTTTGCCCACGCTCGTCACGAACGCCGACCATTCTAGGCGTATCGCCGACCCAGGCTAAAAGATACAAGATCACACGGCCTACTTGAGCAATTGATTGCTCGTAGTTCTGTAGATAATGAGCTGTAGGGAGTTCACCTTGGTTAGCTCGCAATAGCGCAGCCTTGCCAGTTTCGTTGGCAGCTTGAACTTGTCCTAACATATTATCGAAGATACCGATCTCTCGGCCCATGTCTTCTTGTGATTTCTGTCTTGATTGAATCAAAGCTCCGGTTTGAGCTTGGTTATCCACGCGAGTAGGTGGAGGCACGGCTTGTCCGCCGATAGAGTCAGGCTTATAGGGGAGAGCTGACACTGCCTCCACATTGGCATTTGCCCATAGATCTTCATAGCCTTCAATCTGACCTTCAGCTACAATCCAAGGAGCTTTTGGCGCTAAACTTGCAAGCTCTAGTTCATTAGATCCATAGAAATTGACCATGCGCTGAGAATCCATCAGCCAATGTACGATGCCTGAATGATGTACTTTGCTCTCACGCTCTAGGTACAAATAATCCCCGAATACCGGCACAAGCGGAATGTATGGAATTGGAATTAGAGTTTCTTGTATTTTCTTATTGCCGACATAGCGAATGGCTCGCACTTGTTTGAGTTCAATGAGTCTCTGCTGAACCACTACTTTATCTGGGTTAACGTCTTTGTCTGAGCTGGAGCCGTCCTCATACCAATAGCGTTCAAACTTCTCGCACTCAATTTCGTAGTAGGTGAAGTCCGGCACTGAGTTTTCAGGCACTTGCCAATACTCATAAATATCTACGCCGCCAATCCCAGAGCCCGTGGCCTCACTGCCGTACTCTTTTTCAGCTTGATCGGAAGGTATAAACTCCATGTGAGCTGCGAACTTAGCATCCGAGCCATCAATTCTCTTAGCGTAGGGGTCCATCCATACGCTCATGGGATTTCTGACAATATCTACAGTCACTTTTTGCTCTAGGCTTTCATCATCAATGTAGTCAGTGCCGAGCTTGATCCACCCCAGGCCACAGGTGACGGCATTCTCATAAGCAGTTTCGTAAGCCTCTTTGGCTCTTGATTCCACTTCCACTTGGCGCACAATCCCTGACACAAGCTCGGTGAGCTCTTTGTTGTCAGTGCCGACTCGCACGCCAACTGGATTCATACGCACTGGGTTCACAATTCTGTTCACATAGCTCTTAGTGAGATTCAGCACCACTGTCGGGCGGCCTGTTTTCTCACGCTGAGATTTAACTACATCTTGCCATTGATCGCCCGAAGCAAACTCAAGCTGATCTCGCATATAGTCATAGGTGGAGTTATGAAATTCATTCATAACCTGCATATTTTTCTGAATTTTTTGTCTTTGCTCGATTTCGAGCTGCACTTTGGATTTTCTGCCCATAATTAGCCTGCAAATACTTTCCCTAGACTTTTAAATTTAGTAATTCGTTTAAAGGTGCGTGCTATATCTTTTCTTGAGGCGTGAGTGCCGAAAGTCATGGATAACGCATCGCCAAAGTCAGGTGATGGTTTGTTTTTACGTCTTAATTGATCTTTTGACTCCAATTGCATTCGGCCCTTGGTGTCAGCTAAATATATCACGTTCGCAAGCTCCATTGTCTTGGCCCCGTTAGGCAACGAGCCCTTGTCTCTGATCCAATCTCGCATCAGAACCCAGGTCTCTGTCCTTAAATTAGCATATTTATCTGCCCTGCGAGCTGCAAAAGATCCATTAAATTCAACTATTTTACACACATCGCTCAGAGCTGCCTTTAATTCATCGACCATTCCAGCCCCCACGCCTACGCCATCCACTACTAAAGTTTCAGGCCCTTGGTCAATGACCCATTCAATCACTTTTTGCTTCAGATGGACCAAATTCGAGTTCTGAACATAGCGTTTGAATGGAATCTCATTGCCTTTGCGGATGACAAAAGCACTGGTGTCATTACCAAAGCGAGCCACATCTAGCCCGGCTATCATTGGTTCGTCACTATCAAATGGGATTCGATCAATCGCCATCCTGAGCTCTTTCAAACTAATGAGCTGATCGTCCAACTCCATGTCCACGAATGAGCCTTCCAGCTCCTGAGCTTTGAACGCCCCTTCGTATTCTTCCATGAGTTGAGCGATGTAGTCTTTTGGTAGGAATGGATTATCCCAGGTAGCGGCTTGAATGTAGTGAGTCGAAGCTCGCTGGCACATATCAAACACCCAGTTATCGCGCCCACGGGGAGTGGTGGTGATGAATACTTGGTAGGGCAAAATGCCTCGACGCAATCGACCAGTGACAACATCATAGCAATATTTGTCAAAGAGAGCTGCTTCATCTAGGATCGCACAGTCTGCTGTGACACCGCGCAGCGATTCCACTGAGTCAGCAGAGAAGCCAAAGACCTTCCCGCCCGTGGCAGGGACATCAATAATCATCTTTTGCTTATTATATTTGAACTCGATTCCATGCCCACGCAATCTCTCTTGGATTTCTTGCATGAGTACAATATCCAGCTGCTTATAAGACTGAGACATCGCTACGACATGACCGCCATTCGCTACTAGCTGGGCGGCCTTTTCGCTTGCAATAAACGATTTCCCGAATCCAATGCCACACACTAGCGCTACCACACGGGCCTCGCTAGTTAGGAACTCTTGCTGTTTCTCACTTACTGATAACTGAGCCACTTAATATATTCCCATTGTTTGCGGCAGATTTCCTCAAAGCTCATTCAGATTCTTCGACTTCCGGCTTCTTGGCCACCTCAGCGGAGATGGCTTGAATGAGTTTAGCCACTTCGTTGTGTGGCTTGTTATCGAGGTATTGTACTATTGCTTGTAGCACTGGGGCGGAGATTTCAAATTTTTCCATTTAGATTCCTATGTTGTTCATTCCTGGATTGTTCATTAAGTCTGCTTGCTGTCCGCCCATGGGATCCATCATTGAGCCTGCTTGGCTCATGTCCATAGATGGGTCGGTGGTGGAGCCTCCCACTGGCCCTACTGGATTGCCTGGCATTTGAGAGCCGATCATTTCAGGCGGCATCATAGTGGGGTCCATCATTTGCCCCATCATTGGGCCGGTCATTCCCATAGCTGGGCTGGCTAGGCTGGCTAGATTGCCAACTTCTTGATCTCTCATACGCCCTGTGTAAGGGTTGCGGTCAATCGTGGAAAGAATATCAGCTGCGGCATTTCTAAATTGATCCACAACTTCATCTTCATATTCATACGGCTCCATGAGTTCACTCAAACTATAGCTATCCATCTTCTCCATCCTCTAGCAATTGTTGCTGCTTGACAACCTCAGCTTCCATGATCTCTTGCACTTCTTTGAGCTTGTCTGATTTCACTACGTCATAACTAAAATTTACATTAATTTCTCTGGATTCCTTATGTTCTGTTTTTTCTGTGTAACCGCGATTAGCTCCTTGCGTTTTTAAGAAGAATTGGGTGGCGGATGAATTGCCATTAGCCATCTGCTCAAACAAATACTGCTCGGCTAAATCAATCTGAGCATCTCGAATATGATCCACTCTCGCTCTAAACTCTGGATACTCTCTTAAATGGTAGTTATACTTGGCTCTTGTGATCTTGAGTTCATCACACATCGCTGCTACATTATTGCCATTGTTACGAAGGCACTCAGCCATTTTATTTCTGAGATCGACCCCCTTCTTCCAGCCTGGCGGCACGGTGCGGATCTTCTTCTCATAGACTTTACGGCCAGTTTGTTCATCTAGGTGCTTCAATTCTAATGTCCTGCGCTTAGGCATATCTACTCCCAAATTTGAATGTTTGTATAATCTTCTTCACTCTCTAAGCCCCGCACTGTGATATTGGAGCAAATTCGCCAATCATCATCCTCAAGCACATTGCAATGAACTAACATATCTAGCACAGAGGTGAGCATATTATCTAAATCTTTCCTACGCTTATCACTAATCCCTAGCGTCAAACAAATGGAGCTAGTCATGCTGATCGGCTTTTCATCCCACACTTCAGCAATCTCAGCTGAGGCGTACTTTTGCCAAAGCTCATACCTCACGCTTGGCAAGCTCACTCCGCTTTTGAAGTTTCTTCTATTGTTCTTCTTAGCTGGGGGGATTCCTGCAAGCTCAATCTTGAGCTGACTACTCACTCTGCTCAGAATCATCTTCATCCTTAGCTAAAGGGGCCCCTCCGCTTTTACCTTGAGTCCAATATTTAGCATCGCCATTAATCACTGCATCATTGGCTTGTGAATAAGGAATCTTGCGCTCTTCTACAGCTGCAGCTACTTCTTCCATGTAGATATTTATAATGCCCCGTAGCACTGAGCTCTTATTCCATTTCTGTGGATTCTTTCTATTAAGCCTTTTCACTTCCTT